CACCCACACAATCGTAAGTGTTATTGTGGTTCATACAAAAGCCGTGCAGTGTTCGTTTTTCTTCTTTTTTTGATTTCATAAATAGTCCTTTCGTTTGGCGGTTTTTTAAACTCGCTCAAGAAGATTATAGCACAAAAAACACGGAAGCAAAAAAATATTTATCGCTGCGGATCATCATAAAAAAACCCCGCAAAACTGCAGGGCTCTTTTATCTCACTCGGGCACGTGTATGGCACCGGTGGGGGCGGGCTCGATTCCGCTCGGTCGTTTTTGTATGACCTTATTTATAAATGATTATTTCCGCGATCGGATCGTTGGCATCATCATCCGCCTCGAACTCGGTAATGCGGAGGGGAAGTTGTTTTTCTTTAATAAGCTCATCAACCACCTCGCACAATTCTTTTCAGTTATATCCCTCATCGTGTCGACTGTGCTCTTCGGTGAGATAATTAGTTTTAACATAATATCTCTCTAGCGCATAACCTTTGGGGTTGAGCTTTGTTTTGGTATGAACCCCGAGTGCATTGATATCGATCGCTTCGTCAGGGGAAGCGGCAAGCATTTTATTTACTCCCGCCTTGATATCGGCTCAATTATCTGCTTTAAAGCTTGAGCCTTTTGTTGAAACTTTTAAATTCATATTTCCACCTTTCGTTTGCGGGCTTTTCACATTCCGCAAGCTAATTATACACAAATAACGGAAGAAGCAAAAAAAGTTTTTAGAATGATCGCAATTTGGAGATTATTATACTCACTCGGGGGTGCGTGGCAAGCGAGTGCAAGGGCGGGCTCGATTCCGCTCACTCGTTTTCGTATGACCTTACTCGCCCGCGTGTATGGCAGGCAGGTGTGCTCGCTCGATTCCGCTCACTCGTTTTCGTATGACAATAAAAAAACCTCGCGATGCGAGGCTTCTTTTCGGTTTAGAACACACAAGAATGATACGACCCTAAACTTCATTACAAAAATGGTACATATTGATTATATACTAATTTTTTATTTCGTCGAATATTTTTTTTACAAAAAGCGGAGGAATACCCTCACCGACGACTTTGCGCACGAAATTGTCGCTCGCTCATTTGGGAATATCTCAGTCCGGTGGGAGTGTGAAAAGAATAAATATCTCGCGCAGTGTTAATACCCGCGGATCCGAGTATGTGCCGTCCTTTAGCTTCCGACCCGGGTGCACATTGTTTTGTGAAGAAATGGAACCATTACACATCGTTATCGTTGGGGCGGGCTTATCCCACGAGATCCGCTTGTATGTGGTAGAAAAACCGCGCACCTTTCGCCCGTCAGTTGTTTTGGGGAAATGAACCTTGTTGTCGTGGGCGGTCTTGCCAGTCGGGGTGTTTTCCATCGCAATAATGTGCCTTTTGGCGTGAATAGGTCTGTTATGATGAAGCAAATCCGTTTGAGTTGATTCTTTTGATCCTTTGACAACGGGATATAAGCTCGGCAGGTGCCCGATCGCTTCTTCGACGGTGACGATATTTGGGCTGGTTGCCGGGAAATATCAAACCGGCACATCCAACCTTGACATTAAAATAATGCCGCGCTTTCTTGTTTGTGGCACTCCGTGGTCTTTGGTATCCAAAATCGCCCTGCTAAAAATATAATTATCCCCAAAATAATCGACGATTGCTTTAGGCATCAATATATCATCTCTAAAACGGGTAATTCTATTTGTGAAGAACCCGGGCACATTTTCAATAAAGACATACTTGGGTTTAATTGCTTGGATGATATCCATTGCATCAAATGTTAAAAGGTTGCGCGGGTCATCCTTTCTTCTTTGTCCGGCAGATGAAAACCCTTGGCAAGGAGGCGCCGCCATTATGATGTCGACTTCCTTTTCCCGTGCAGCCGCAATGATCCGATCTTTTATGTCTTCGTCTGATATATCGCCAACTATTTGAACGACATCGCTGAAAAAATGGTTGTAAAACTTGGCTCGCTCTTCAATTAACTCGTTGCAGACAACGGTCTTAAACTTCTCCGGATCTAATAGGGTCTCGGCAATGCCAACATTGGCAAATAGCGACAGGATCTTGTATTTCATTATGATAATTATAACGCAATAATAGGTAAATAAAAAAAGGAGCCCAGTCCGAAATGGAATGGGTCATCCCTTTTGAAATAATTCAAAAACTTAGTTATGGGGGGCGGGTGTCTTAAATAATGAATAATAAATAATATTAAGAAGGGTCTTGTATGTAAGATTGTAAAACTTAATTTTAATAAGGTAGTATTTCCCGTCCCCCAAAGGTATTATACACAAAAAATTACAAAATAAAAAAAATAGTGTATAATTAAATTGAGCGATAACAAGACAGATTAAGTTTATCGCTAGGCAAACGGGTTCCTTTGTCTGTCAAAGGGCGAGAGCAACCGTTTGTCGCTATTCTAAAAGCGCTGTTGTCGTGTATATGGTGCTTATAGGGAAGCTCTCACCACACGAAGATGCATCCTGCAGGGTGTATCTTTTTTTATGCCCTTTTAAGCCGTTTTTTGACCCCTAACAATACAAACATAGCCGGGAACCCCCCACCGCGCTAATATCGGGCTTAAAATTAAAATTAGGGCATATGTAGGTATGGGAGCGGTGATTAGGGATATAGGAATAAGGATTTGGGGAATAAAGGAACAATATGGTTCTAATTAATGAAGTATCTTCATACTAAATGTAGAGAAGAGATCGAAGAATAGGAATTTAAGTAGGAATGTAATATAAACTTAATTAAATATATATTAACATGCATATTACTTAACTTGTATTTAGTCTTTTTCTCAAGTGCCCCGAAAATAAAAAAAGCTGGCGCGAGCCAGCTCTCCGGTGGATTACCACACCTAGATTATATACACAATCAATTTTGCATTTATTGTTTTGGTAATCTTAGGGACAGCCGAAGTTTTAAAAAGCCGTTTAACGAAAGGATCCGAAAAGTAAGTTTGTATTCTTCAACTGTCCCAGACTTATTATACCATAAATATTGCTTAATGAATAATTTTTTTATTCTGCTTCAGCTTTTCCTTTGCCGAGCCCCTTAAATGCATTATATTCGTGCATTGTGAGTGGTTTCAAATGAAACTTTAGCTTCATTGTGTTGTTTCTAAAATCTAACTCCATAACTTTGAACTCGGTGTGTCTGCTTGCTGCCGCTTCTTGCACTTGTCTTAATAGCAATTTTCTTTTGCGCTTGTCATCGGCTTCCAAATATCCAAAATCATCCAGGCTTCATAGAACTGATTGTTTTTGTTTTTTTAATATCAAAACATTTGTTCTTCCTTTTTTATCCATTATTCACCTCCTTTCTCTCTTTTTGCGCTCATCGCTTTATTCTTTTTGCATCTTTCTTCTCTTCTCATTCCATTCATCTTCGAGTCTTCTCAAACTCCGCCCGCGCTCATCTCTAATTTCGTAAAGTAAAAATTCCTTTTTTTCCATTACTTCTCTTTTCACTCTCACGGTTTATCGTCAATTTGCTTTGGGAACCCGGGGAAATGGTCCCTAAAAACCTCCCACTCTTCTCCCGTTCAGCAATCGACAATTTTGAACTCCATATTGCTATGATGATCGACCCAAACCCAAGCCTCCGTCTCCGCGGGCTCGGGGTGATCGTAATCCCCGATCTTTTTGGGTCTTATTCATTCTCCACGGGTATTTGTCGTTTTGTAGAGTCTAAATATTTTTTCTTTTTTTCTAGCCATTATTTTTTCTCCTTTCATACTCAAGGCTCATCACCTTTTTGGCGCGGGAATTGTTGAAAGTGTTTTCCAAATACCCCCCACTCTTCTCCGGTTCAACAATCGACAATTTTGAACTCCATCCTGTTATGATGATCGATCCGAACCCACGCCTCCGTCTCGGCAGGATCGGGATGATTGTAATCACCGATCTTTTCGGGTCTTCTTATTAAATCGCCCCGCGTGTTTGTCATTTTGTAGAGTTTGAATATTTTTTCTTTTTTTCTAGCCATTATTTCTCCTTTCGCCAAAGATGACGGAGCAATCCAAGTCTCGTGCAAGTCGCCCCAATTTATTTATTAGCTTGATTAATTTTTCTTTTTTAATTATCTTCATAATCATCCTCTTCCTGCAATATATTGTCAATTTGGATCTCAATGCGATATAATGCGCTACCGATATCGGCTATTGTTTTGTCTCATATTTTCATTTGGGCGATTAATTCTTCTCGCGTTTTTTTCATTATTTCTCGCTTTTTTCTTTGCCCGCAGTTAGCTCTCTTAATTCTTGTATAGAAGAGTCCGTTGTGTATTTTGATACACGATTTATATTGCTTAAAGTGTGATGTACTTCAAGGTTCGCTTCATTACGCTCCCCGTCTTTTCCTGTGCCCTTTAAAGCCATTTCTTTAGTTATCAAAACACCGATTTCGTGTAAAGAATTTGTTATTCTGCGGATGTAGAATTGATATGCCTCAATGTTATTGATGAGTTGTTTAATTCTATATTCCTTTCATTTTCTTTTATTTGCTTCAATTTCGCTTTCTTCTTTTAATTTTTCGTTTGTTGTCATTATGTTCTCCTTTTTTCTTTTAATAGTGGTTGCCGTGAGCCGCACGAGTATGAGTTATCTCGTAGAGTGAAACCTCGCAGTCGGGCTTGCTAATTTGCAGTTGTTTGTATTTTTCCATTGCTTTGCCCTTGGTGGCGAAGCGGTAATGAGTTTCAATACAACACGCATCCACGAGAAAGTTTCAAACTGTCTTAATTCTTTCTCCGTTTTCAAATGCCTCTTTTTCTTCTCTAGTTTTTTCCACTATTTCTCCAATCTTCTTTTAATTTTTCTTTTCTCATCATTGCTCCTTTTCTCCCTGTGGGATATGTATGTCTTCTTCAAATAATAGCTGGTGCAACTTTTCAGGGTATTTTGCCTTTAATATTTGAAATTTGTGGTGTGCTAAAGTTCGGTCTGTGAATATTAGCGGTTCATCAAGTTTTTGACTTTGAACTATCCATATTTTTCTCATAATGTCTCCTTTCCATCGGCTTTTTAAAATGCCTCAAGCTAATTATACACAAAAATTATAGAAAAAAACAAATAAAGCAAAATATTAGTGTATAATCAAATTAGCGGAATTAAAAAGACCCGCGGAGAAAGGACGGATTTTATGAAAAAGAAGATAACACAAATAAAACGAAAATTTAAGAAATGATACGAGAGTGAGAAGAGCTTCGAGTTTTTGGCGACTTTTTCCATTGTGTTTGGGATCGCAATAATGATCCTGGCAGCTACTGTGTTGTATTTAGTGGTGGAAAACTAGTGATTATTCAGGCGATTGCAATGACCTTTTTGGGGCTCTGAATGATTTGTTTGGCGACCTTGATGTCTTTTGGCACAATTTCTGTGACTTGAGGCGGCTTGGGGATTATCGCCACAATTTCGGTAATTGCAGTCGTTGGGATATTAGGTTAGAAAGGAGGTGGGTATGTTTAAATGAATCCACATAAGAATTATTTATAAAATGCGCCGCTGAAACTACAAATGGTGGTGCAAGCGCAAATTACGGGTTTGAAAAAAAGTTTTAAAGCGCGCCAAATATGAAAGAGAAAACTTCGTTGACTCTACTATGGAGGCGACTGATTGAAACAATATTATTAAGACTGCCGAGGAAGTGGTGCATATATATGATGTATGAGACGAGTAAGGGCAAAGGAGAATAATGTCAAAATACTACGATATGAGCTCAAATAAGGGCGATTATTATGAGCCAGATCCGTTTGACGATATAAGCGAAGAGCAAGAAGCATTAAATAATGTTTTTGCCGCCATTAGATCAAAGGACAAGCAAGAAATCGACAAGCGACTTGCTGAACTAAAGTGCTTTGATAAGGAGAACAAAGGCAATAATGCCAGCCCTTGAACGAAGCGCATTGTTAATGGCAAATGAATTACTGCGGACAATGGCGATAAGCTTTGATACAAGTTCGCGGATAAATAAAACTGGGCTGCCGTTGAAAGAACCCGAGAAGACGCGCGAGAATAGGAGAAAAAATGAAAAAAGAACAAGACCTGCGGGCAATAACACCGCAACAAAAATTACAAATTGAATATATAAAGGAAGTAGTTCCGAAATTAATAGAAAAAGCTGAAAATGCCGATAATGATGAAATAGTTATATCGTTAGAAATTTTGAAGGGATATCTTAAAGTTGTAAAAGAACAATATAAAAACACGATACCAATGGGAAATAAAAACCACCCGGGTGGAGAACAAATTATTAACCAAACAATTTCAGTTCATATGCCTAGAGTATTAGCGGAATATAATGTTGAAGTTGAAACTTTCGCACAATGGAAAGTTAGAAGAGAACAAGGCAATCTTAAGCGCGCTATTCCGGCTACAGAACATTTATTAAAACAAAGTGAGACAAAAATTTCACTTAAAGAAAAAAAGAGATGAAACGACTACATTACTTATTTTAAAGAGCACTTAAACAAAATAGAAATCTCAAAAAAAGATTTAGATTGAAAGGCTGAAGAGCAAAGTACTTTGAGAAGTCGCATTAGTTATATGCAAAACGAATTAGTACAATTGCTAAAAAAGAGTAAGAGTTTTGAAAAAGAACAAAGTAGACTTAATGAAGGCATTAGAACTTTAGAACTTTTTTTAGGAGAATTGAAACCACGCATCGATAAAGTGGAATATGATGCATTTTCATTTGAAATTAAAAATGCAAAAGTAATGGTGAAAAATATAGGATCATCAAAAGTTAGTTTAGATTTAAAAATTGATAATCAAAAAGCGGCACAAAGAGAAATTATCCGTTTGCGATACCGATTAGAACCATCACTGAGAGAACACGAATTAATTGACTATAGTGCCGAAGTCGGACAAACACAAACATCTAAAAATGTTTATATTGAAACAATAGGCAAGCAAGTTTGGGATGCGGTTAGCGGACAAACGAATGCAGAAAAACAATTTGGAGCGCCATATGAAAGCGGGTGAGCCGCACTACAAACACACTTTGGAAAGACGGAAAACGAAAGGTTAGAACTTGAAGAAGCAGAATTAGACAATATTATATTAGCTATTCACACAGTTAAAGCAAGCAATAGTCCTTTGGTAGATACTCCGACATTTACCGAATGAAGAGACAATGATGTGTTAGCGGTCATTAAAAAGGCGATTGGTGTAGACCACCCCGAAACCGAAAACAGACAAAGCTTACACCAGAAATATGACACAATATATACTTTACTTCGTGAGGCTAAAAATAGAGATGAAGAAGTTAAAGATACCCAAGGCGAGAAACTAGAAGCCGTCACAAGCAATATTGATGACCTTGCTGATAATACGGTTCTTGGTTTTGAAGAAACCGTCAACAAATTGAATGCCTTAACAGTCGAACTTAACAATGTTAAAACTTTGGCTAAAGAACTAAAACAAAAGGTTGCCGATGCCAAACAAGAACTATACCTAAGCATCGATGGTGCTAAATCGTTATTTAGAACCCAAGACTCTAAAACCAAAGGTGCTTTAAGTGATATGTACCTGCATTTAGGAGAAATTGATGGAAGAGTAATTAAATTGATAACCAAAGTTTCTGGCACCACTACTCAAGTTGGCGCTCTAAGAACTACGGTTGGCGCAACCAACATTAAAGTAGACCAACTGAGAACCGAAGTTTTCAACTTATCTAATAGTGTTGATGTTTTAAAAAGAGATTTCTTGTTATTTAAAGAAAAATTAATAGAGAAGATCGCTGAAACTAAAAAAGAATTACAAGCCCAAATCAACGAACTCGCTGCCAAAACTAGCAATGACAAAGAAGAAGTTCTAACCAAAGTTGATGAAGCTAAAAAAGAATTCAAAGACGATATTGACGAATTAAAAACAGAAGTCCTACAAAATAGATCACTTAGCGACCAAAGAAAAGAACAATTAATTGCGCGAATTGATAAGGTAGAAACCGACTGAAACGATAAGTTTGATGAGTTCGCCAGCCAGAACTTTGAAAGCCACCAAACCACCAACAACAATTTGGTTATCGGGCTTGAAAGCTTGGGAAGAGGAGCTTCAGAAGGTTTAGGTCTAGTTAGAAAAGAGTTCAATGCTGAAATTGAACTACTTAAAAAGAATCAAACAAAGATCCTGGTAAAACAAGATCAATTGGAAAGCAGCATCACAGGGCTGCAAATCGGATTGGGGATCGGACTACCGATCATCATCCTCTTGCTGTTTGCTAACTTCTTTAAGAAGCAAGTCGTTAAATTAGTAAATGACACGACTGCAAAAATTAAGAGCAAAATTAAAGACAAGAAAAAACCAAGCAAAAAAACTAAGAAATAATTAGTTCATTATTGATAGCTAACATCGGTTAGTTATTAATTGTGAGCTCATTAGCTCGGGAAAGGAGAAAAGATGAAAAAAACAATAAGACTGGGAACGATGGCAATGGTCGGTTTAACACCGATTATTGCGGCGGTTTCTTGCGGGAATAAGAAAGAGACTAAAGAAGAAAAAATGGCGCGATTGAGAAAAGAAATTAAGGATTTAGCAGAAACTTTTGTTAATAAAAAAATTGAGGATTGAAAAGGCGATAAATGAGAACGGCTTAAAAAAGCGCAAAAGGAGTTGCGAAAATTAGAGGGGAAGAATTGATAAAATAATTAACTGATTACTAGCGGTTAGCGGTGGTTAATTGCTAGTTATGAGCGGATTAGCTCGAGAAAGGAAGAGATATGGGATTAAAAAGAGCGTTTAAAGAGTTCGGCAAAGATATTCTTTGAGTAGAAGAATACTTGCTAAGTGCTCTGCGCGATATGGATAAAATGGTTGCTTCAATCAAAGATGAAGAATTGAAGTTAGAAGTAGAAAAAATCATATTCCGAATTGACACAGCAAAAATTAATGTCGGAAACTTGTTTATGACACATAGAAACATTTCAGCTGAAGTACAAAAAGATTTGGAACAACTAAAAATTTGGGTCAACCAGTTAAGCGAGAGCACTTTCCATTTATCTATGCTTGTAAGAAAGGAAATACACCCAAAGAACATAGATTTAAAAATAACTAAGATCCACAAGAATATTGAGGGCGTTGAGGGGGAAATGTGAGACTTTCTTAGCGATGAGGAAGTGGACTTGCTAGAAGAAAAGGACTTGCCAGATGAAGAATAAAACAATATACATCATCGTTTTTAAAGAAATCGATGGCGAATTTCGGTTTTATACCAATATTAGTAGTGGTAGGGGGCTAGATTATTACGAGTTCGTTGTCGTTTTTAATGACCGAAAAAAAGCAGTTATAAGAAAAGACTTGCTTTTAAGAGAATATGCCGATATTAAACAACTCAAAATTGTGCGGACTAATGCCAAAGAAATATACGATTTAACTAAGGGCAAAGTTTATGATCCATTGCCATTCAAACTAGAATCACAACAAAAGGCAAAAAGATTAATGCAATTAAAAAAAGAACTAGAAGATTGCCGTGACGAACAAAAATTCATAAAGGTTTCAAACCAAACGGTCGAAAAACTTAGCGAGCTCATTGCTAAAGAGAACAACGCGCGGCTTGAAATCCTCAAGCTTGAAGCCGAAATTCACGGAGATGATGATGAAGAAGATTACTACTAAAGGAGACAAAATGAAAAATAACAAAAAATATGAAATTAAAGAACTAACGCTCGGAATGCGTCATTCCCGGAATGAGTTTGGAAGAATATTAAAAGATTTAAAAGATATGATCGCGAGACTAAGAAAGGCAAAAGATACATTTAACGATCCCGATTTCGTTGAAAAAGCTTTGGAGGCGCTTCATTTATCATTAGTAAATGCAGAAAGTTCGGAGCCCGATGTTTTTCGTGCTTTTGAAGACCAAATATTCTTTGAATTAAATAAAGAAGAAGATGACAATTAAACCAATATACCGCATTGCAGGTTCTAAATACCGATTGCTTAAACACTTGACCCCGCACCTCCAAGATTGCGACACCCTTGTGGATGTTTTTGGCGGCAGTGGAATTGTGAGCGTGAACCTTAAGGTGCTAGGAGTTAAAAATGTCATCTTTAACAATTACGACAAAATTGACTTCTTTAGCGACCGGGTACTTATAAATAATATTTTAAGCTTTGGTGGGTATGGTTCAATTACCAAGCTTGCCGGTCAAAACTTATCCGTTCGTGTTAGAAATGGTTATTGAGACCGTGTTGATAAATACCGCGAGGTTTTAAAAAAGATTAGGATTAGCGAAGTCGACTATAAAGCCTTGCCAATAATCCCGTCTGCATTTTATTATTTGGATCCGCCCTACTGAATGGAAAAGGATCAATTATACAAACAAAAAACCAAGAGTCGCGAGTTTTACAAATGAAGCCAAGAGTTAGCAAAGCAGGTTAAAAAGGTAGTCATATCACTTGCCGACACCCCCGAAGTGCGCCTGGAATATAAAGAATGGAAAATATACCAAATTGAAAAGACAAACACGAGTGGCAGGGGCAAAAAAAGAAAAACAACGGAACTAATAATTATTAGCAAATAGAAAGGAGGTGAAGATGGATTTACACAAAGAGTTTATGGGTATCCTTGATAAAGATTTGGAAAATACAATTGAAGTCACTAATGACTGAATTAAGGTGCTCGAACCACAACTCAAGTATCTCCAGGAGAAATCAAAGCGGCACAGACAGGAGCAAGTAGGTTTGATGAAAGTTCAACTCAAAGCTAAAACATTTGATAGGAAGCACCGAGCAACCCAACTGCTAGAAATAGTAGAGCTTGCGATCGTCCACACGGACGTCTGCGAGGACTTCACGGGCAAAATGGTCGCGCTAATTAAGAAAAGGTTGGCAGCACTATTAGACATAAAAAAAACATTAGAAAAGAAAAAGGCGGAAGATAAACCGCAAATACACTAAGGAGAGTAGAAGATGAATAGAAAAGTAATCTTATCAATTAAGCCCAAATATGCAGATATGATACTGAACGGTGAAAAGCGTTTTGAACTAAGAAGAAAAGTGCCGCAAAGATCATTTGGCGAAATTTATATTTATGCGACCAAACCGGTTGGTAAAGTAATCGGAGAAATCGGAGTCCAAGGAGTTATTAAAGAAACGATTGAAGACCTTTGGGGCGCAACTTGACTTTCGAATGGTGTTTCGAAGCAAGAATTTTTAGAATACTTTAAAGGAGTGAAAGTTGGCTATGCAATCGTTTTACACACGAATAGCGCTTGGCGTTGGAAGTGCCCCACAAGTATTGGATATTACGGACTGAAAAGACCACCGCAGAACTTTGCTTATACCAAATCGTTAGACTTTATGGGGCGGGCTATTAATGATCTAGATGCTTAATATGAAAAAGAAAAAACCCCAAAAGTTCGAGACTGAAAATAACACACTCACCATTGCCGAGGGCGACGAGATAAGCTTAAATGTCAAAATGGTGATGCTTGAAAGATATGCCTGCAAACAACAAAAGCTAATTTATAAAAAGGTTTTTCACAAGAAGATCGCCATTGAAGAACAATTAAAGGCACTCAAGCGAGCTAATGATCGCATTGTAAAATATGCCAGAGAATTAGAAATTAATGTCCCGATCATTTGGCGATACATTTGGGGCAAAGACAACTTTAAGAATTCTTGGCAGGAAGCCATTAGTATGCAATTAGATTTTATGGGGAAGGCAATTGCAGACACCGGTCACGGAAGTTGTGATACGGTGATCCCGATTTATCGCATCGGTATTATTCCCCCAGCATTACACCAAAAGAGAAAAGGAGAAAAAATATGAAACTAAAAGAAACAAAAACAAACGAAGTTATCAAATTAATTGAGAATGTGAGCTTTGTTGGTTGTCCGGTAAAGATGTCATTTATGATAATTTACAAACCACTGCAAGTCACATATGAGATTTATGTTAAGAGAATTATAGGATATGACAGCAAAACATTGTGTGTAGGTGATTATGCCTACAAGAAGCCCGCCTTAGATAGATTGCGCCGCATTAAAGAAGATTGGCGAAAGTGGGGCAAAATACCGCACCCCGATCTATTAGAGCGCCAGGGCAAAACTTTTAAAAATTATTACCAATACTATGAAGCTATAAGCAAATAAACGAAGATGTGGTGCCGCCAGGTGCCATTTTTTTTATATTGCGATATAATTTTAATTTTCAATTTAAAAATATTTTATTAATGGTGTATAATCAAACCATACAAATAAAAAAAGGAGAACACAGAAATGAACGAACTAGACAAAATTGAAGCGGGGCTCGTATTTGCGGAGACGGAATACGATGCAGCGAAGATCGGGCTTGATAAGGAATTAACCGAAAATACCGTCAAGACGATACAAGAAAAACACGCAGCACTAGAACATTGAAAGGCGGAATATAAGAAAGTAGTCGCCAAAGTTAATGCAGCATTAACAAAAGCGACTCAATTCATAGGCGATGAAAAAGGAAAACTGGAAAGCTTACTCGCTAAGTTTTATGGAACTGAAATTGACACCACCAAAAGAGTAGGAGATACCGAAATTACAACCAAGGAGCACCCAACAACTAAGTTTGAGGGTGTTTCTGTTTCGAACCGCCAGAATTTCATCTATGATGAAGAAATGCTGATGCAAAACTCAGACTTCGTAAGACTGAAACCAACACTCGACAAACTCAAAGTTAAGGCAGCTTTTAAAGAGCACGGAGTAATCGAGGGGCTAACAGTCGAAGCCAAAAAAGTTATTAAAATCAAAGTATAAAAAACAAGGAGCAAATAAACAATGACTAATCCACTAGACGACCTATTAAATGAATTCCCAAAGAAAGCACCCACAAAGACCGAGAAAGTGCCTATTCCACCCGAACCGGCAAAACCCTTTAAAGAAGTACCGGTGGCGAAAAAAACCGCTGAAAAGCCGCCAAAAACGGCAAATAAGCCCGATAATTGTTGTATGAGCGACAGGGCAGTCAAAAGCCTTATTAATATTACCGAGCAGCGCTTCAACGATATCCTCGTTATTATCAACAAGTACTTGACGGGGCTGACCGAACTTAAGAAAAAACTCGGAGATAAGTAATGGAGAAAGCACTATTAAGTCTTTCAACGGATCTTAAAGACACCACAAAGAACTTGTTTGTCGATGATAATGACTGGAAAAGGTTCCATTCTTATTGACTCTCATTTTATACAAAAGATCCGAGCATATTTAAACTCGGCAAGGCGCGGGTTAATGCCTGCATCCTACAAATGTTTACTTCGGGTGCCGACCCGCTTGCCAAGGAAGCGTTTATCATCCCTTACAAAATTAAGGGCGGAGCGAAAGTACCGATGGTTCAAAACGGCTACAAGTTTGCCGAGCGGAAATTATGAGAAACCGGAGAGCTAAAAAGAAAGCCGATTGTGTTTGAACTGCACGAGGGTGAAGTCGAGCACTTCGACAAGCACACCCGCGATGTTCGGTACAAAACTACACCGATTACAACCGAGCAGCAATACTTAGAAGCACAAAAGAAAAAAATTGTCGGTTGGGTCGCTCGTTATGAAATGGCGGACGGATCGCTCATTGAGAAAATGTACTGGGAGGTTGATCTTCATAAGTACAATGTTAAATATAGCTCTGGGTATCGCAGCTTTTTGAAAGACGGGACTGGCATTTGGGCGACCAATATGTACGAAATGAAGAAGAAAGCGGTCTTCTTAAAGTCGTGGCGTGAATACTTGCCAAAAACCGAGAAACTGGTGCAAGCACTCAAGGAAGTAAGCAGGCTTAATAATGCTTCCTTTGAAACACTAGAACTCAATGCAAAGCCGATTTATTATGACAACCCCACTTCATCAGCAAAGGAACTAAGCGTGACCGGTGAAGTGATTGAAAACAAGCCCAAAGCACGAGTGCTGGCACCACTAGAAAAACCGGCATCCAAAGAAGCCTTGAGCGAGCTCTTTCGGTTTATCAAGGAAAATTACGAAGACGACCAAAAGAAGAAAGAAATCCAAAAGGCAATCTGGGGTGTCGCGTTGAAAATAAGCAATGCAAAAGGTTTGTCGTTTAAAAATTGATATGAAATTAGCTGGGGTGTTCTCAAAGAGATTTGCGAAAACATCGCACAAAAAACGGGGTTTAAGTTTGACATTAAATACCCTAATGAAAGTAGAGGTCAGTAATGGCGACAGGAAATAAACAATGATCGATTGAGACGAGAG